CTATTCCTTGCTGAATTTGGCGAAAGCAGCCGCCAGTTTCTCATCATACTTGTTTGCCTTGTAGCCAGCTCCGTTGTAGAGGCGGGCGAAGGTTGCCCAATCATGTGCCAATAGCGCCCGGTACATCTTCGGGTTTGCCTTAATGAAGTTGCACACGGCCTCCAGGTGGTAGCGCTCCTCCTTGAACATGGAGTTTACGAATTCTTGCACAGTACTGAAGCCGCACACGGCGTAATGCTCGCCCATGATCTGGAAAGCACCCCAAGAAGCTGATTTAAGCGCCGCCTCCCGGTTGTACTTAATGGCCGCGTCCAGCCGGTCCCATTCGGCCACACCCCCTTTGTAGTGCGCCCGGCTCCATTTCGGAAAGCAGAGGTCGGGCCGCTCTTTAGCCGCTTTCTTCCTCACCTCGGGCAGTTTGGAAAGGTGCAGGTAGAACTTATGCCCCTCAAAAAGGATCTTCGGCCGGCCGTCTGCAAGGTGCCCGTTACCGTTGCTCTCCACTTGTTTAATGGTTCTCAGTTCAGCAACGCCTATCCCCTCCTGTTCAGACACTAGCCTGTAATCTATCAGTGACAATGCTTTCATGGCTATTCTTCTTTGTTGGTTTCAGGATAGGCAGGCTCCAAAGGCTGCCCGTTAGCGTCTCTTGTCTTACGGCTGTTGAGGTGCCCCATAATAGTGAGATAAGTAGAACCCAACGCACCGGCAAGGCAAACCAGTACCAGTTCTATTTCAGGCCTAACAATGGAGAACTCCTGTTCCGGCCAGATGTGCAGCTCAATGGTAGAGGCAAAGACCAGATACCAGAACAGCAGCATGCAGCTGGCGGTGGTAAATCGCTTGATGCTGTAGCGCCCAGTGCCCGGGTTCAGCATGGTGTCGCACCAGATTTTCTTAATTTCCTTAAACATTTCTTTTGCTGTCTATCAGTTTGGGTAGAAGCTCCAGCACCCCGCCGAACTTCTGGTAAAACTCAATTCTTCCTTTCTGATACTCCTTAATGGCGTCTTCATGGGTGGCCACCTTCTGCACCATCTTCTCAATATTGCCGTTTGTCTCTGCGCGCATCTCCACTATAGCCAGGTTGATTTTCTCCAGTTTGCCCATAAGTTCCCGCGTAACCTGTGAGTGCTCCTTTTCGGTACTGGCCAGCTTTTCGGTGTACTCAGAGCGCACCTTCTCAATCTTCAGCTCCGTCTCCTTGTTGTTCTTGTCAATAGCCTGGATTAGTCGGTCTGTGATTGTGTTCAGGTTGTTCTCAATCTCGCTGGTTTTCTTCTGCAGGTTGGTGGAGTCCACTTTTAAGGCCTCCACGTCGCGCCACTGTTTTATAAAATAAAGGGCAACGGCTACCAGGGCCCCGACGACCGATGCTACCATACCCCAGTATTTCCATATTTCCATTATCCTTTAATTTTGTATTTAATAACCTATGAAAGCATGCTTTCTTTGGCACTTTCACTACATACCCAGAAAGCGGGCTATCAGCAGGTTGTCTATCTCCAGGATGTTCTTGTCTATCTCGGCCTGGGCCAGCCCGGTGTCCTCCCGCATGAAGACCATATCCCCGAATGTGGCGGCAGTGGGCGCACCCCCTAGCTGGAACTGCTCCGCTGTAAAGTTGGCCGGGTTTTTTATAGCAGAGGCGGTGGAGTTGGACCCTATAAGCAAATCCCGGTGCAGCGTCTTCACCCCACCGGCCTCGGTCACGTAGTGCCGGTACAGAAAGGCTTGGTTCTGGCTGCCTACCCTTTTGTATCTAAACTTCAGGATGGACGGGACAGAAGGGAAAGAGCCGTTGGCCCCCGCCACCTGAATAATGTTCGCCATGCCGGCGGTGATTATGTTTGCCCCGCTCAGGTCGTTCTTGTTCACATAGAAGCTGCTGTTCCCCCCGGTGCTGGCCGTGATGGCAAGTTGCAACACCGGGTTGTTGGTCCCCGCTGTGACGGTGGCGTCCCTAAGGAACACCCAGAACGTGAAGGGTACGCCTGTGGCCACCCACGCCAACTTGAAGTTGCTGGAGGCGCTGCCGCTTCGCAGATAGTTGCCGTTTGGCATCTTCACCATGGGCACGCTGGTGGGAGTCGCCTCCACTTTGGTGCCCACGCGGTCCAGCACCATGCCAGAAATCCGGTCTGTCCACCTGTTGACGTAGTTCCCCACGCTGCGCTCCAGCCCCTCGTTGGTGTTCAGGTAGAAAACAGCCCCCGGCATCTCCTCCACGGAGACACCTCCCAACTCACAGCCCTCCAGTTCAAGTCCTTCTAAAAATGCCATGGCTACCTTTTAACCGTTCCTAACTTGGGGTCGCAGCCAAACGCCTCCCCATGAATTACAGCCTGTTCCATCTTTAAATATCTAAGTAGTCGTTGTACAATGTCCAGTCCAGGGCAGAGGCCACACCCGGCGTCACAAACACCTTTATGCCCATGTTGTCCCCGGTGGCTTCAATCCCGCAGGTGGCAGTAATGGAGGAACCCAGCGAGGTAGTGCGGGCCACCTGGTTGTCCACGGTGATCACCCCGCCCGTCTTAAAGGCGGAAACCTCCATGATCACCTTTATGTACTGCGTTTCGCTGCGGCCGATAAACACCATGCGGCCCGTGATGTTGTTGCCGTTGTTGGCAATGTTCATCTGAATGTCTGCGCTCCCGTCCGGTATCTTAAAATAGGCTTTCGTGGCAGAGGCGGTGGCAACTGCCCCCATCCGCTTTTTGGAGGTCATGCCGATATTGGCATTGTGGTCAAAGGCCTCGCCCACAATCACGGCCTGGTCCCCGGAAGTCCTGAAGAAAAGGAACGTCTTGCCCGTTGTGCTTTTAAAGGTCGCCGCCACAGGCAAACCATCGGAGAAGATAAACTCCATGGTTTTGTTGGGCGAGGCCGTGATGCGGCTCACGGTGCTGTCAATTTTAAATTTCCAGCCAACCCCCAGGGTAAGCAATTTGTCGGCAATAAACATCCGGAGATTGTCATTCCCTGTGACAGTCCCGTCAGCTTTGCGAACCTGTACAGCGCCCTCCAGAGTACCGCCAGCGGTAGCGGTCACGGGCAGCCAAGCCTTTGCGCTCCCGTTAGACATCAGGGCTGTCCCAGCGGCCCCTAATGGCGGCAAGGCTGGCTCCTTGCCCGCCAGTTGTGCGGCCAGATCAACTCCCTCAGTATAGTTCTGGAGCACGGAAAGCATCTCCCGCACCGTGTTCACAACGGCGTCACCGTCACCCGCCTCAGGGCCAATAATGGCATTAATTGCATTAACCGTAGAAGCCAGATCTGTTATCTGCTGTTGCGCCGTAGCTAGCAGGTTGCCCGCCGCGAAGTTCTCCGCCCCGGTGCCTATGTTGGTCTTGGCCGCGGCAATGGCCTGGGTGTCGGTATAAGCTGTTGCCTCCAGTTCTTCAACAGTGGCTATCTCAGATCCCTTATATTGGGCATATTGGTTAAAGGAAACATCACCTGCAAAGTTGTTGTTGCCAGTGAATATGTTTGTGCCATTCAAAATCTTGCTTCTTGCCCAAGCAAAAATCGCACTTAACCGTGTCCGCTTGTTCCTGTTCTCTGCCAAGACTTCAGAGGCATCCAGTATCTCTATCTGTAAGTCATCCCCTACTGTTCCATTTGGGATGCTTACAATCTCTTGAAGCTCGCTTATCTTTTTATTAGCCATATCTTAACCTTCAGATTTTCTGTACTCCCCATTTTCCAACAAGCGTATGCCGTCCAATACTAAAACAGGAGGAAGGGTAACGGTGCTGCCCGGCTGAAAAACCCCATAGAGTGTACCGTCCGCATTTAAAATGGTCACCGGGTCACCGGAGCCCCCCTCACTGCCTGTGTCATGGCGGTTGTGCTTCCCGAACCAGCCTACCTGCTCCAGTAGTATGGACCCGTTTGAAAGCAGATAGCGCGCAATCGGCTCATGCTCATACCCCTCCTCTGCCTGATAAGCCACACTGTTTACCATCACCCGGTCATGGCTAAAGGCCACGGCCAGCTTCTCATGCAGCCATTCCGGCAATTGAAGCGTGTCAAACTGGACCTTCCGGTAGTTATCCGCAGACAGGTTTATCAGCTTGCCTTTACTGTCACGGTAAGTACTCCGCTCATCGGCCGGTCTTCGCTGGTAGAACCTCGCCTCCACCCTTACCCTGTTCTTTATCCCGGTGGAATAGGCAAGGTCATAGGCGTTGTCAATGTTGTAGTATTCAATCAGGGCCGTGCCCGGGTGCTCTGCCCTCAGGTCCACAGGTTCACTCACCGCAGACCTGCTGCCGTAGATCTCATCTGTTGCCTCAATAGCAAGATGGTACACACCCTCAGGTAGCGCGGATGTATCCCATACAAATTCTTTGACATTTTGCCCTGCATCCGCCTCCTCTGTTGCCAGCGCTGCCACCTGTGAATTGGTCACGCTGTTAAACACCCTCACCGCCACTTGCTGGAAGTTGCTGATAAACTGGATGGTTATCTGATCGCCCTTCACCACCTTTTGGAAGTAGCGCAGGGGGCGGAACCCGGCCGGCGCGCTTTGGCAGAAAAGCTGGTTGTCGAAGTTGGGTAACTCACCTGGTAAGGTCGGCACCACGAACCGTAGGCTGTTCATCATGGGGATGAAGAACGCGGCGGGCTGGTACTCGCACAGCGTATTGTCTGCAATGTCAGCATCCGGTTCGTAATTAGTGGCACGTGGGTCTTTACAGCCTGGCACAGGTTCTTGGCTGATGCCAGTCAGCGTCACCTCTGCGGTGTCTGTCAACCCATCTGCATCTCTTACCCCGAAATTATACACCCCTTCCTTCAGCTCCCCCCAACTGCTGGTGCTCACCCATAGACCGTCTGGCAGCCTCCTGAACTGGTAAGGTTTTGTTCCACCGGTCGCTGAAAGGCTTACAGCCCCATCCCGGGATATCTTTGTGTCCGGGTGTTTGACAACAGTAGCAGCAAGGACCAGCGCGGCATATCCGCAGAAGGCAGATTTAGGGGTGTCCTGAACGGTGAAGCCACCGCTGCCATTGTGGTAGTAGTCCCGTCTGGTAGTGGTGCCCGGGAGGCATTCGGTGAAGAATATCTCACCAGGGGGCCTGCTATAATCCTCAAGTGAACCGGGCTCATTGGTGGTAAACGGGATATCTGTTACAGAAACCGTTTTGGCCGATGTGTCAAATTCCCACTTCCTCAGGTTGTAGAAGTAGTCCGTGTACTGCTCGTACTGCTGGTTACCTTGATATTCATAAACCTCCCTGAGTTTTATCAATGCCATCCCTATTCCCCGTAGGCCCCCAACAGTTTAAACTTCGCTAATGATGTGTCTTTCTCCTGCTCCATAGACAGGATGAATCCGTAGCCTTTCGGGCTGCCGGGCTTAAGGGTGTTCACAAATCCCACCATACCGTAAGGGTTGGACATTATTGCACTGACCTGCCCCTCACTTAGTGGCGCTTCAAACTCAAAATACTCAGGCACCCACATAGCCTCCGGCAGGTCTGCCACGGCAATACTGGAGTCCTCGTAAAGGAATTCCGCTTCCCCCGGATATTTGGTGCCTGCCCTGAAATTGCCCTCGCTCTTAGGGCTGAAGGCCACCTGTTTCTGCATCTGTTTAAGCAAGGCGCCTTTCAAGACCCGGCCGTGGTCCGTTTCTGTAAGCCTGCGCTTCGGTGAAAGCCGGGCGTTATACACCGTCTCGGGACTGTACACGTTCCCCAGCTCAATTACCTGGTTGCGCTCTGTCACAAACACGTTATCGTTGTCCCGAAGCAGGCAAACAATAAATTTGCTGTCATCGTCAGCTGAATCGCTCTGCTGGTCCTCCTCCGGCTCATACTGCTTCCGGCGCGCCTCCTCGATCAGGAACCCGCCCCCAATCAGTTTTGAGAGCTTGCTGTACTTGTTCTTGGTCTGGGTGAGCGGGGTGAGGCTGGTCTGCTTGGCGTTGAACTCGTCCAGGCTGTTCTCCTGCCCCGTCTTCCATTTCTGGAAACCGAACTCCGCGGCGCTGTAGTGGTATTCCATAGCCACGGAGCGGGTAAGCTTTGTTACCTCCCCCAGTTCTGCCACTACTTCCTTGCGGAAAAAGTAGCTCAAAGGCTCCACGCGCACCATCTCCACGCCATTAATCTTCTCAATGCCGCAGCCGAGGCAGTAAAGCGCGTCCAACCCCTCAAACAAGTCCTTGAAATTGGCTGTTAGCGGCCTGGCAGACACGCCGCCGGTTCCAGACTCATACTGGAGTGGGAAATTGCTGATCTGAAAGCCGCCCGTGTAGAACAGCAGCGAACCCTTGCCGTCCTGGGCATAGGCTATGGCCTGGCTGTCAGTGCGCCCGAAGAACTCAGAGTAGAAAGCCGGGGAGCGGCCAAGAAGGGACTCGCACACACGGCTGAAAGCCTCATGCACCAGCATCCCCTTGCACGGGGTTGGCGAGGTGCTGCCCTGGAAATCAATATAAAGAAAAGAGGCGTCTGCCATCTGGATAACGTAATTCAGTCGGTAGCTGCCAGACACGTCCTCCACCAGAACCCTCCCATACACATACACCTTATCACCTTTGTTCAGGTTGAGGCTTGCGGAAAAGACACCGGTCAGCCGCTCCTTAAGGGTGCCGCCAGCTGTACTGGTGGAGAAATAGGCAAACTGCTGTTCCGGGCCGTTGTTTACACGGAAGTAGTACCAGATCGTCGCCTTGTCAAAGTCACCGTCCACCAGCCCGATTGTAATAGTGGCGTCAATGTTCAGGCTTATGTCAAACCTCCCCATGGCGTCAGACTTGTACACCTCAGGTATTTCCACCGGGCCATCATAGGTCAGGAAGCCGGACATGGTATTGGTGAGGTTCAGCTCGTTCAACTCCACCTCGTTGAACCCGAACAGGATGTACGGCGAGCGCGCCCAGCCCTCGGTGACGAAGGTGGGGTAGGATGCATTGGCCTGCCCTTTGGATCTGCCCCGGTACTTCTGCAGGATGACCTTCGAGTGCAGCTCCACCTCCTGCAGGTAGTTTACGCTGCTGGGGAGGGGATTGCCGTTAATTGCCCTGTCTGAAAGCAGGTTTACCTCCACATCGTCCTGGTTCAGCAGCAGCTGCGCAGTGGTGTCCTGCGTGATGTCTGCGGAAACCCGTATCCCGTCATCCTTAAACTTGTCAAAGCCTATGCGGCCGGTGAGCTTCTCCTCATACCCGAAGGTGTTAGGGTTATACTCTTTCAGCGTGCAGGCCACATTGGCCTCTATGCCCTCGTTCTGCTCCGCGGCCAGAAGGTAATTGCGCCCGTCCTTCACAAACTCCAGATCCGAGGAGGCGGTGATGCTGATTCCCTTGTAGGTCGCATCACGCACCAGCTCCGTCTTAAGCGAATCCCAGCCTACAGGGTCATTCACCAGAATTCTGGTGCCTAAGTGCGCGTTGCTGAGTTGAAACTGATACATGCTAAAGGTGTTGGATATGTGAAATACGTAAAATCCAAGCTTTTTAGCAAAAGATAACACACGTAATTATCAAATAATTAACCTATTGTATTGCAAGTATTACTTTAAATTACTATATTTAACAGTATATTATTGATGTGTATATGTCAAAACCAAACAAAAGCATCCGCTTCGATCTCTGGATTTTCCAGAAGGCAATCCCTTTCTTGGGGAAGAACTTTGCTAAGTTCGTTTGCACAGCTGTTCAGGAGAAATGGCAACGGGAAGGCATGGATAAGAAGTATCAGGAATGGAGGGAAGCCCAGCACCAAAACCAGGCAGCATAACATGGCAGAATTGACCAAAGAAGAAGTAAAGGCGGCGTTGCTTGCGCAGCTCCGTAGCGCCCATTCTGAGAAGACCACCGCTAAAGAAGGCACCATTGAAGAGCAGCAGTTTTACGCTGGCGCCATCTGGTATTTAGTTGGCCTGGCCAATTTGCTGGGTATTGACATTCAACCTGGAAGAGAAAGGAGGCCAGCCGTGAGCGGGTTGATACAACAGCAGTTCTACTCAAACGGAGGGTGCAGGTACTGCTGGTTTGTTGTCTTTGGCCATTCATTCTGGCTTTGCAACGACTCCCGTTTCACATCTGTTGGATCGCCTAAAACAATAGCCTCCTTCCGGGTCAAATCACTAAAACCGCAAACGCTTAAATAAGGAGAAAGGGAAATGAATAAAGAAAAGACTGGCACAGAGGCCGCCAGAAAGATTAGGCAGCTAGAACGTAAGCACTTTGATAAAGCCCAATTTTGTCAACAGCACAATATGAAACTTGACGAAATCAAACACAGGGAAATCGCAGAAGCACTGAATGAAGCAGCCTGGGCGGTGGAAGATGCTTTCAAGTTAGGTTACGTCTCTCCAAAGGAACCAGAAAGGAGCGCGCCATGATTGAGGCTAGGGAGTTGTTTGTCGGTGCAAAGGTGCTGGCATTCAAAGGCATGGTTTGCGAGGTTGAAGAAATCAGGAGCAAGACTGTTTTCTTCAAGGAAGGCGCTACGGGCGTGAAGTTTGAAGACCTGAACCCTATTCCGCTTACAGAGGAATGGCTGCTGCGGGCGGGGTTTGAAAGAAATTGGGAATATACAAGCGTAGTATATGAGAAATCATGTATGCAGCTTGAATGGAACGGATATCATTGGACTGACGGCAATGACGGATTTATAGTAGGTGTCAAGTATGTTCACCAGCTCCAAAACCTTTACTATTGTTTGGTTGGAGAGGAATTAATATTTAAAGCATAGCCAGATAGCTAAGATATTTGAGGTGTCCCGGTCAAATATTACTTTGATTTCAACGGGCAGAATTTGGAATCATGCCCTCACCGGCCAGGAACTGGAATTTAAAGACTGAGGCATTCTGATAACCATTGCAGACTTCCCTAAACTACTAAGCTGGCACTACGGCGACCGCGAGTCACTAAAGCGGGATCTGCTGGCCGGCATTGACAAGTACCGGAACAGCGCCAACCCCACGCACCCGGAGGCACTGCGCCGGGTCCGTGTCTACGGCGAGATGGCGGCCCTCTGCGACCAGCCGAAAATAGAACCAGGCGCGCAGATGGTGTTGCCGTTTGCCGCATAGCCATCACGTAAGAACAAGGCGAATACGGCGTTTTAGGGGTGTTTTTCTGAAAACAGCCGGATTCCAGTCAAGTAACCAACCCCCGGCAGCGGGTAGCTGTTGAGAGAAGATGATATGAAAGAACCGGAGACAGGGTGGGTTAGCGGCACGGTTGAATGCGACTTGTGCACCCACCAATGGATTGCAGTATGGCATCAAGATACGCCCCAATTAGAATGCCCTAATTGTGAGAATATTTCTCACTTTGAAATAATTGAACAATACACTTAAATCAAAAAAAACCAATGAAAACCATTGACTTAACTAGAATCAGAGAAGCCTTGCCAAGCGGGGCTAATGTTACATTGCGCAAGACCGATAAGGGAACGCCATATTTAGATGTGCGGATTTACCCTGGGTTGTATGTAAAAGGCAGCAAAGAGGAAGAAAGGGATTTAGAGGAAGTGCTACAGTGGCACATGGATATTATTGGGAAGGAGAATATCATGGAAATTGACACTCAGGAAACCGGAAGCCGTTGGAACACCTACCTAAAGAAGCAGCCATATGACTTTATAGGGTTGCAAGACAAAGACGTTGATTCCTTTACCGGTTTGCCAATCACTGAACTGGCAACCACCAAAGCCGTCTAACCCTCCCCGCTGCGTATAAGGGCTATGAGGAAAGACAGACGCGACTGGGACCGGGACGACTGGTACTGGCATAACAACAAGCCGAAGCTGTACTTTGCCGCGGCAATGCTGCTGGGCCTCGCCATCTACAAGGCAGGCCAGGCGTTGGGGTGGTGGTGATTGCTTAGTACCTTTGCCCCATGGGAAAGGACGGCGGGCTGTTCCGGCACACGGAACTTACGGAGGAAGAATGGGAAACTTGGCTGGAGCTGTGCCCTGCGCCGCTGCATTGGGGGGTGGTGTCTACGTTCAACGCATGCAGGGTGACCAACTTCTACACATGGCATACCGGGCAGCGCGTCAATGTGGCGGTGATCACCGTGGAGCGTGACCTTCCCCGGAAGTACGAGCTGGTGAAGGCAGTGTCCGGCAGGGAGATGGAGGAGTGGCTGGCAGAACAGCACCGGGAAAACCAACGCAACAGAAAGAAGCAATAACCCCGCCTAACCGCGGGGCTTTTTTTGTTGCCTGCAGCAAACAACGCCAACCCATAATACCGCGTATAAGGGGAACCTACCGGGCAATCCCGCCCACCCCCTCCCATTCTCCCATCTTTTTCTTACCTTAGGCGCGTTTCCGGCCTGATTTTCGCAAAATAGCCCTAAAATAGAATGAATGAATATTTTGTATATGCACTTATAGACCCCAGAAACAAGCAAGTATTTTATATAGGCAAGGGGAAAGGTAGACGCCACCTGCAGCACGTTAAAGAGATTCCTGAATTAAGCAAAGACTATACATCCAGGAAGAAAGGTATCAATGAAAACAAGGTTAAGCGGCTTCAGGAGATAATCACTTCAGGTCACGAAATAGAGTACAAGATCATAGCTTCAGAGCTAAGTGAAGAGTCCGCCTATATCCTGGAGGAGATCCTGGTGGAAAGATTAGGAAGGGTCCTGCTAAAGAATGGCAACCTCCTGAACCTTGAACCTGGCGGGAATTGGCCCTATGGGAAAGTGCTGTTGGAAGAATCTGAAAAGACCACACTGGCGCATGTGAGTGAAAAATACCCGGAGCTTCTTCCTGTCCTAGATCAGTACCCACACATAGCGACTAAATCAAAGCTCATGCCTTGGTGGGTCGCCGAGATCCCAAAGGAGAGGGCTCTTTACCAGTACCAGTTGAACGGTGAATATATGGACGTCCATAACGAGACCTACCTTACTTCTGGAACAGGAATGAGGCCAAACCTGATCTTGCACTGTATATTAAACAACCGAGGTTACGCATACGGCTCCCAGTGGGCAAAGGAATACTCAGAGAGGCTCCATAACTTGACACTTCTCCCCAAAGAGGAGCTTGAGAAAATGGAAAGGTTTATCAGATGGGACTACCGGAAAGAGATTGAAATAGAAACAGCAAGGAATTATCAAAAAAGAAACAGAACAGTTGAATCATGAAAAAGCTACTACTATTGTTTTTATCAATGGCATGCTTTGCCCTTGAAAGTTGCCAGCCAAATCCAGAAGAACTTAATAAGGAATCGGAGAGCTTGTTGGATTCTGCTAGAAAATATTTTGCGGAAGGGAATCTTGATTCTGCAACAATAATGGCAAAAAGAGCTCAGTCGAAATATGAACACTTAATAAAAGATAAAAACAGAGCCACTCCCTTTTTGGAGGATTTAGAAAATTACCAGTCGGTTGACTTCAAGAAAGATGCTTTCTATAACATGACACGTGAACAATATGATTCGTTAAAGAAAGGTTTTTTTGTAAAAAAATATTTAAATGACAGTCTTTTAAATATGGCATTTATTGGAGCCCTTTATAAAGATAAGGCGCAATGGGCAAATATTCAGAATAAGAAAAAAGATGAGGAAATAGCAGAAGCTAAAGCAGAAGCTGAAAGAATTAATACACTCAGAGCCGAAGGAAAGGTTAAAAGAAAAAGTCTAGAAGGAGAATTGAGAAATGCATTTCTTGACCAAGGTCTTGATATAAAGGTGAAAGTTACTGGTAAAGAGAATGATAGATTAATTTTAACCTATGTTCTTTTCAATGATGTCTGGTTTAGAAGGTTTGAAAAAGAAGGTCTTTTCGATGGTTGGCATGAACAGGGCTTTAACAGAGTAGATTTGAAAGACGGTTACAATAGGTATCATAAATGGACCTATTGGGAAAAATAAAAAAACTTAATGATACATGAGCAAAGCCTCCCCTTCCAAAAAGGAGGACTGGTAACCCCTCGGGCCGGGCCGGTGGGTCGGAGCGGTTGAAATCCAGGGCAATTCCCTATCTTTGCCGTACTCCGCCCCGCCAGCCGTTCCGGTAGGCGAAAGCCCAGGATTTAAAACCTGCCGTTTTACCCTTGTTAAACCCCATTAGACACTTCACATTTTAGTAACTTTTCAACATTCATAAGCCATTCATTTACAGCGCAATAACAACAACAACATCATCAACAACTTTAATATTGCAAAATGTTGATTTACAAGGAGTTGTTTAAAAAATTTCTTTTGGAATTTTGAATCAAAACAAAATTTTTGTCGTTAATTGCAGACACAAAGGCCACAACGGGTACCAACCCATCACCGCTTTTTTGTTTTACACAACTGTAAAGGTGCTTTTATTTAGGGCACCAAGATCGTATGGCAATCTATAAGCCGAAACCCAGTCCGGTACTCACGGGCGCCTCCGCAAGCCGTTTCATGAAAATGGCGGTGGAGTCAGAAAAGAGATCAAAAACAGCAGAGGCAATCAAGGAGAGAAAAGAACTTGATGAATTTTATGAACTGCTGAAGAGTAAATCAAACAGATAAGCCTTGCCTTATAGTGTAGCCGATTGCGGACTTCCGCATCAACTTGATGATTTTCATGAGTTAGAGAATTTCGATTGTGGTCGAAATTTCATGACTTCATTCCTGCAGAAGAAAGCAAAGGCTTATTGGAAGCAACGGCTTTGCGTTACCCATGTTTTTACCCCGTTAGACAATCCATCATTTGTCGCGGGGTATTTTACTTTGTCTGCGGATTCAATCCAGATAGATATAAGCATGGGGAAAACTGAGCGCAGGGTTAAAACAAAAAGACTGGGCATGCCCCATGAGAAAAGGCTTCTGCATACATACCCTGCCGTAAAATTAGGTATGCTTGCAAAAAATACCGCTTTTGTAGAGAAAGGCTTTGGCAGAGATATGATCAAGGCTATCAAAAGTATTGTACTAAATGACAGCGGAATTTACTGTTGCAGGTATATAATTATTGATGCTATTAATGATCCTGGCATCATTAAGTTTTACCTAGACAATGGGTTTGAGTTTCTTTATGAGTCTGAAGAAGATGAAAAGGTGGCTATGAACGATCCGGACGAACTTACAACAAGATATATGCTTTATAATTTGGGCGCTATTACTGATTAAGAAAGCCCCGCGGTTAGACAGGTTTTTTATAGCAAAAGATGCTGTTTTACTTAAGGGCATCAATTATTTTTTTAGGGTCAGTTTCTGTGAATGCAACAATCTGCTCTTCCTCAAACTCCTTTTCCCATTCCCCTTCGTTGTTGAAATATCTTAACGCGTAAGAATATACACCTAATTGAAACACTATTACTAAGTAATGAGCCCCGTTATAATTAGGCTCATCATCTTCGATTAAAATCCATTTGGCTGTTTCCATAATCTAATATACTACTTTTTAAAAATAGAAAAGCCCCGCCCACCAGCGGGGTTTCCCTTTTCTACAATATCCCGTTGGGATGCCGCAGCTTATTGTGCTTCTCCCGCTTGCTGATCCTTGATTGGAAGCTTCAACTTGCCTTGAAAGTGCATCTCATTGAATGCAACAGCCCATTGGTCTTGGAACTCCTCTTCAAGATTTTCTACTTCCTGAAGCACCTCTTCTTCAGGTCTCTGTTCTAGCCGTGCCATTATATACGCCTGATTCGTAAGAATCGCATCTAGGCTTCCCCGTACCTTAGATAAGTGCATGAGAATATTCCCAAGGGTAAGAGATGTAGGCAACTCTATTTCGTTTTCCTGGTTTTCAAGGTTTTCGTTTTCCATTATTTTTTTATTTTAAATATAGGGTAATAGTTAAATGTTTCTTTGAATTACCTTTAAAGAATTCCGTTTGGCCTTCTCATTGCGTTATTTATTTCCATTTTTCGGCCTTCCCTTATAATATACTCCTTGAGTTCCCCAGCAGATAAATGCTCTACACGCATTGGTTGCTTTTCAATGGCGCGTCTAATTTTAGAAAGTGCAAATAGGATCTCTGCGTTTTCCTGCCTTATGATATGGGTCTCATACTGCACCTTTGCCCGCTCTGCCTGGTCAAGCCTTGTCTGGGCGCTGCCCATTGCCTCCTCATTCATGCGCAAATGGCCCACTTTGTCAATGTAGCTTTCCCCCAGCATCTGCTTGGTCTCAGTGGCAGTATAGACGTTTGCCCCGGGCTGCAGAAACTGAATTGACCTCTTTGGCACTATCCGGTACCGGTCACCCTCCTGCACCAATTCAGGACCACGCTCTGCCACCTCTGCCCAGCCTCCGCGGAAGTTCTCAACGCCTTTGAAGAACTGAGGAAGGGGCTGGGCTAAAACTGCCGCCGCCTGTATTCCAGCAGTCGCAAGAATGAATGAAGTGAGTAAGCCAGCAGATATCCCCAAGTCTGCATAGTATGTTCCACCACCTGTGCTAAGAACAGATAAAACACCTTCTGCGGCTCGGATCCCAATGTTAAACAATGCCATCTCCCGCTCTAACTTAGCAGACTTAATCCGTTGCTGCCGCTCAATGTTTTGGTATTTCTCCTCAATGGCAGCTCTAGCCTCTGCATTGTCACCTACTAAATCAAGCTCCCGTTGCTTTTGGTTTTGGTAACTCTCTGTTTCAGATGCCAATCTGTCTGTTTCAATCTGGAAATAAGCGTCACCAAGCGTTTGCCCAAACTCAAAGCCCATTCTGATCAGCTCTCTGCGCCGCTCTTCTTCTTTCTGTATCCTATCAACATATTCTTGGTAATCAGTTCCTTGTTTTTCAAGGTTTTGTTTATTAGCCTGATACGTTTTATTCATGCTGTCTACAATAGCGGCATCAGCTTGCTTCTGTAGGTCAACTGTTGTTTGCAAACCTTTTTGCAACGTATCTAAATCCACTTGGGGCGTAATAGTGTTGAGCTCCTGCATCCGCAGGTCCTGGTACAGCTTGCGCTCGATCTGCCTAACCTTATCAGTGCCTTCCTCTGTGATGCGGACGCGCTCGTCATTCAGCAGCTTGGTATTGGAAAGCAGGTAGGCCTTCTCCAGCCCCACAATGCGCAGCCGCACCTCGGCCGCGCGCCGCAGGTTTTGGTTGCGCTCGTTCTCAGACAGCTCCTCGTCCTTCGACAGCTCCTCGAAGATAGAGGCTTGCCTCTCCAGTCTGCTGCGCTCCAACTCATACCGTGCCTTATTGGCGGCCTCCAGAGCGGCAATCTCCTCCTCTGTCAGACCACCAACCTTTCGTGCTGCGTTCTCCGCTACGTCTGCCGCCTTTTTGCTTTCCCCGGCAAACAGCTTCTGAATATCGGACGCTTTGAAACCCAGTTCATTCAGCCGGGCCAGGGTAACCGCCCTCTTCTCCTCCAGCGCGTTTATCTTCTCCTGCTCTTGGCGTGCTTTAAACTGGGTTTTGCTGGTCTGGTTAGCCATTTCGCGGAATTCCTCATCTCGCTGCCTGCTATACTCGCGGCCCAGCCCCACCTGCTTGCGGGCCTCTTCTGCAATGTCGGCACGGGTGACAGCCTCGTCTTCCAGCGCCTTCTTGCGTACCTTCGCCTGTTTGATCTGGTCATCCGTTGCGTTCAGCTCCAGGGCCAACGTGCTTGCGGTCTGGTTCGCAAGTAGCAGCTTCTGCTTGATGGCCTCCTTTACCGCCTCCTTGTTGAGGGCCAGCGCGCCGGTCTCCTTGTTGATAGACACTACGCTTTCCCCAAAACTGTCCCGCAGCTTAAGGACAATGATATCCAGCTTTTTCTTTTCCTCCTTTGACGGCTCCACCCCGTCCCTTGCCAGGGCCTCGTACTCGTCCAAGAGCTTTTGGGAGGAAGAGGCCAGCTCCTGATTGGCGCGCGCAGACAAGAACGTGCTTTTGGCGGCCTGCTCCTGCGATTTGTCAACCCCTCTGAATGCGGCGATCAAGGCGTTCACGCCGTCTATGCCCCCCTTGAAGAACTCTTTGATACCGGCCCCGGTAGCCGAGTTGAAGATGTTGTTCTTCAGCTTCTCCCAGCTCCCGGCCAGGTTGTTGTTCTTCACCGCGAACTCGGCCGCCAGGCTGGTACCTGTTGCCAGTTGTTTATTGGCTATCTCCTGATACCTGTTGAATTCGTCCGTATTCTTGGCCAACGATGTAATTACTGCCCTAGCATTAGCTCCCTCAATTTTCAAATCCGCCAAAAGGGAACTGAATTCAGTGGTGGTGTCACCGCCTGCGTTAAGTCCTTTGAGGAACAACTGCAGGGCGGCGTTTGCGTCGTTGTTGATAAGGTCCACGAACTCCTGCAGCTCAAGGTTGGTGTCCGCGAAACTGGCTATCTTGTAGAAAGACTTTGAGTTGGCGGCCATCTTCCCGATGAGGTTATTGAGTGCCGTGCCGCTAACCTCCGCCGAATAGCCAAGCCCCTCCAGCGTGGCGGCATAGGCGATCACGTCCGGCAGGCCGATTCCCGCATTGGAGGTCACCGCACCCACCCGCAGCGCCACATCCGTAAGGAACGGCGCGGTGGCCTTGCCCTGCGCCCCCACCTCATTCAGCACGGAACCGATGTTGATAAGGGATGTGGAAAAGTCTGTTCCTGTTTTTTCGGCTACCCTGAAAACGCCCTCAATCTTACCCAACTCTGTGGCCACCTGTTCCGCGCCGCCTTGGAAATCATCACCTAAGGCCACCACCGCCACGTCAATGGCATCGGTGAAGTCATAGATCTGTTCCTTTGCTATGCCTAGCTGCCCCCCTATCTTGGCAATCTCCAGCTGCTCCACTAAAGACGTCCTGGAATCCCGGCGTGACAGCCTGTCGGCCAAACGCTCTACCTCATCAGCCGCCAACCCGGTCGTTTTGCGCACATCGGCTTGTGAGTCGCTAATCTGAACGTTGGCGTCAAAAATGAACTTACCTGCCTGCACGGCGGCATCGGCCAGGGCCTGCAGCCCCAGATACGCGGCGGCCGTCTGCACGGCGAAGCCTTTGAGGCTGCTGGTTGCGTTCTGCCCCAGCCCGTCAAACGCGCCGGAGGTCCCGTTCAGCGCGGCGGAAACCCTGTCCATCAAAGTAGGGTAGTTGCCCACATTGCGGAAGTTGGACCCCAGGGCTTTATCGAAATTCTTAAGGGCCTCCGTATTGCGGGCGATGGTCTCCGCATACTCCACCGCCTCTTTGTTGTTCCGGTTCAGCGCGCCGGTCTGCAGGTCAAAGGCATCCGGCATCTTCCGGATCTCGGCCCACAGCTTTTTGTTCTGCGCAGTCAGCGCATTGTAGCTTCTTTCCACGACCTCCACCTCATGGCGCGTCTTTTTCAGCGGGGCCAGAAGCGCGTCCGTCGCGGTCCGTGTCTTGTTCAGGTCGGCCACCAGCCCGGCCATCTGTGTCCTGTTGGCCTCAATGGACGGGTCCAGCGCCTTGTACTGCCTGATAAGGCTCCTGGACTCCGCCTCCAGCTCGTTCACCGAGGCCTTGGTGAGGTCCAGAAGCTTTTTCTGCCCCTCTGCGGCCTCCTTGTTCTCATTGAACGCTTTGGTGAGCTTATCCACCTGCCTCTCCAGGGCCGTGATCTTGGCCCCGTCCGTGAGCGGCGAGAGCGGGTTGCCCTGCTCCTTCAGCTTGGCCCCGACCTCCAGGAGCTTTTTCATGTTGTCGGTGTAGGCGGTGAACCCGCTCACCACCTGCTCCAGCTTCTTTGACTCGCTCCGGAGGGAGCGCAGGGATTTTACCAGCTCGGCTATCTCCTCCTTGCCTACGGCGTCAATGAGCCCGTCAGGCCCAACAATCTTAATGGGGTTGCTCATTTGCGTCTGCTCTGTTGTTTGGCCCGGTTCTCATGGAACCGCAGCCGTTGGTAGAATTGCTTCTCTGTCAGTTTCTCGGGGGCCTGCACCCCGGCAGCCTCCAGGCTGGCGCACAGGTCACCGAAGGCCTTCTCATGCTGGCTCACGGCGTTGGCCGGGTTGGACAGGTCAAAGTTCCTGGGCATGATCTCTGCCAGCAGGTAGGCCTCCGCATCGGTGACCACCCGCTCCAGATCAGGCCTCGGCTCCTCGCTGCCCAGCATCTCCAGCCTGGCCAGCGCCTTTACCTTCACCTTCTGCAGGAGCTCGGCCTGGGCATCCTCAGAGAAGTACTCCGGGAACGCCAGGCGCATCTCCTGCGCCTTCCTCTTTTTTACCTCTTCCAGCAGCCCCTCCACGCTGCCCTGCGTCAGGCCGTAGCCGCTCAACCGGTCTTTCAGGGCTGCAAGACCCTGCTCTGAGTAATCCGTCACCGGTTCCCCGTCCACCGAATGGACCAGGCAGCAGAAGGCAAGCCCCGGCCAGTTGGTGCCTTCCAGAATATGGAAGAAGTTGTAGTGCCTGTTGGCAAGCTCTGTCATGGCCTCGTTCATGCGGCCGGCCTTAAGGAGCTGGTAGAACCGCTGGTCATGCGCCTCCACGTCCTGCATGGTGCGACCAATCCCCGCATCCAGCATGAGGTACCGCTGGAAGAGGCTGTTTTGGTTCATAGGCAGCTCATCCGCCGAAAAGTGCAGCATGAGGTGGTGCCCGTCTTTTAGGTCTATTCTTTTCATACCCTGATTAACTGTCTGGTGATACTTGCCCCCATGAACGCGCTGATCAGCAGCCACCAGGTGGCACCGGTGTAGGTGATAAAAGCAAGGCACATGGCCAGGCACAGCCAGAAGCCGAGGCAGAAGTGGCAGGCGCGGCCGAAGCGGTGCGAGTGGTGCACGTCCCACCATTCCAGCCAGCCCCACTTTTCCATGCACAAAATAAGAGTAGCGGCTACCGTGCTAACCACAATGGCAAGCATGGCTATCTCGTGCACTAATCCCTTTAGCATGGCTGAAGATCCTCCGTGTAGTTCAGGTTCCCCACGAACCGCATGGCGGCGAAAGGGTACATCAATAGCGGTTCCTTCTCCTTGGGCACCGTGTAGCCCTCGAAGATGTCGCGCACCTTCTCATCCTGAATTGACTCCAATTCAAAGTCAGAGCAGCGTTTCAGCACCTGCATCACCTCGTTCTTGAGTTCACCGGTGTAGACGTAGTCCTTTGCGGGGTTCACCTTCTTCAGGTTCAGATAGAAGACAATTGCCACCCGTACCCCGAAGCGGTTGGTGGCGGTGTGATCGTATTCCTGCACGCGTTCCGGCCCAAGCACCTGGAAGAAGCTGTAGGATCTGAGGTTGTCGTTGGGCAGTACACAGTAGTATTCCCCCTTGGCCGCGTAGACCTTGGGCACTGCCCCGCCCAACTGTTGGTCCGGCATGAGCCTGGCGCGGGCAAAGGACTTCTGCAGCCACGGCAGACGGGCTTTCAGTTCCTGCTGGATCTGCTGGATGGCCGCGTCCAGCCCCTTGGGGTTCTCCAGCAGCGGTATGTCTGGGTTGAAGTAGTTCATTGCAGTATGAGTTCGGTGTTTTTCTCCTCAGATATCTCAAAGTCAAAATGCCAGCTTTCCATCGGCCCGCTGTTAAGTCCGTAGGAAAGGCCATTGGCCGTAATATTTAGGCGGGTGACAATGTATGGGGATTGACTCACGTCGGTTTTAAGATAAACGGTCTGCCCTATGTCGAATTTGTTCTCAATAATCATCATACTTTCAGATGGTCTTTGATTCTCTCCCGTAGCCCTTCCTTGAGATAAGCCTGCTTCAGGTCTTCGGTGTTTTCCTCGGTAAGTCCCAGAATGGCGTCACCGTATTTCATTTTCAGCGCAACGGTCTTGGGATCATCACCCTTTAGCAGGAATTCGTTGTCCTGGGCGATCATCCGGATGCTGTTGTGGAAAGCACCGGTGTCTTTCAGGGTCACCCGGTCAAAGGGCTGCCCCTTCACTTGCTTAATGCGCTTGGTATTCTCGGTATAGTCCGGCTCTATTCGTGTTCCGTCTGCCCGCAGCCCCGCCTCCATCTGGTCGGCGTTCCAGTTCTCAATGGTTGTTCTGTTTTCCTCCAGAACAACTTCTGCCATGGCGCCCACGTCAAGTGTCTGGAGCTGCGATATGAGGCGGTTCAGGCGTTCCATCAGATTGCCACCCTCCTAAGGCTGTTGCTAGGCGCACAGGGCAGGCAGCGGCCGTCAAAGTCGCTCAGGTCAAACTCCAGCGCCTTGATGGCGGCGGAAAGCCTTACTGTAAGCCCAGGCGTGCCCGTGGCGCTGTTTTCCAAGGCGGCGAAGGCCAACGGCCCCAGCTTCTGCTTCTTCTCGTTGTCGCGCGTGGAATAGGCCATCTCTGTAATCAGGTCCACGGCCACCTGCAGCCCGAGCGCGTTTGTCAAAAGGTCAGAGTGCCGGCAGATGAAAGCCGTTAGGTCGCACTTCATGGAGAAGGCAAGGTTCAGCCCCCAGTTGGTGTCGCTCTTGCCGTAGTCCATGGCGATAGACTCCCACTGCACCCGCTCCGGCGTGATAGAGGCCATCGGCACGGAGAACGCCCGCACCTTCACGTATGGGCTCCATGTGCGGTAATAGGCAGTGTCATAGCCGTTGCAGGTCATGCACGGCGGTTTGCTCATGTCCGACTGCCGGTTGATGGCCTGCCCCTGCAGATCATCCTCATAGTAGCCGAGGCAGTACACGCCAGCGGGCAGCGTGTTTGGGTTGGCGGCGTCCAGGCTGAACCATGAGAACTGGATAGGCTTGGTGATGCTCACCTCCTGCACCCATACCGGCTCCTCCGTACCTTCCTGGTACAGGTATAGCTTCATGCCCGTCTGCGCCGTGTCAAACTGAACCCCCACCTGGTTGATCACCGTGGCCATGTCATCGCTTCCGGAAAGATGCAGTTCCAGCCCTACAAAGCGGCCCTGCCGGATAATCTTGTCCGTGTAACTGGCGGCGCCGTGGAAAAGCCTCGTGTCCTCAAACAAGCTCTTTACCTGCTGGCCGAGTTTCTTCTGCTGGAAGATGGCCATGAGCAGCTTGTTGGTACTGGCCCCCACCATGCGCTTTAGGTAGTCGCTGAGTAATGCACCCGCGTTGTTTGCCTGCACCATGGAGGTCTCCAGCAGGTTCAGCAGGTTATCCACGGTCAGCAACGGGTGAAAGGAGCGGTAATAAAGGCCGCTGCGGCTCTCCAGCAGCTCGGCTGCCAGTTGGGGTACGCCCGGTGTGTAGCTCTGCTCAAAGCCGATCAGCCCCGCCGTGCAGCCCTGTAAGGTCTTGGTGTTGTACATATTCTTTAGATTTGCCCGTTATGCAAAAGGCCCGCCCTATCACAGAGCGGGCCTTTATCACCTTTTAGAGAAATACCGGTTAGACAGACGCTAACAGTTCAATCTTCTGGATTGGGCTGTAGTCAGCGAGAGGGCGTGGGTTCCATGCACCGAAAATGGCATAGTCCATGGACCACTCAAAGGATTCCATCTCAGCACGGGTCAAACCGTCGTTGCCAACGGTAGCCCATGTTTCTTCCGTCAGGTCGGCACAATCCGCTCTCCAGAATAGACCCATAGTCTCTCCCAAGATGTTAGACTGGTACGTGGTCCATTTCTTGTTGCCGTGGTCGGCACCGCGCTTACAGGTCGGGTCTATTCTGGTAAGGAAGCCCAAAGTCCCGGGGTTCACCGCATAATAGGTAGCCAGAACGCCTGCGCCGTTGGTCACACGGTTGGACACGTACGGCGCGTCATAACCGGCAAACTGGTAGGCGGTGTTGTTGGCGTTCTGCGGGCCGTTGGCAATCAACGGGTTCAGTTGAGCGCCGCCCATCGGGTTGGTCAGGATATCCGGGTTCTGGTCGCCGAAGTCCATTGTCTGCATAATGGCGGTCAGGCTGTTGAACATGCCGATACGCTCATCATACGGCACACGAAGGGCACTACCCGTAAAAGGGTAATAAGAAGCCAAATCACCGGCATAGGTGTTGCGGTTCGTTTCAATATAATTCCGCACCGCAGTGTCCAGAATCTTCAGAGACTTAATCTCACGTGCACGCAGCATGGAGTTGAAGGCCTCCTGATATTCCATCAGATTGTTATGGAACAGGTCTCGGGAAATGGCAAACCCGAAAGCAAGCGTTACAACAGTAACGGGAATAACCGTGTTGCTCAGGTCGCCTGTCTGCACGGCACAGGTCCGTACGTTGGTGATTGCCGGGTCCTGATAGTTGGTTGCCCTAACTTTCAGCGTGCCGCCGAAGGCTTTGTCAAACTGCTGACGCACGCTTGGGGTGACCACGCTCAGTGGGTCGTTGGTTTGTTTTCTGGCCAATGCCAGTGCGCCCGTGCTGGTAGAGCGCTGAACGTTTTTGCTGAGTCCCTCGGAATCCGCTGTGTAGTCCGTGATCAGGGTAGCCGCTAAATCAAACATTTTGTTTTGGTTTAAAATTGAACAATCATTTCTGTTGCCCACTTTCCTTTTGGGCATGTTTCAGCGGCTACCCCTTAGCCACTAGGAATTTAACTTTAAGCAGCCAACGGAAGGTTGGGGTGCTTCTTGATGTACTCTGTGTAAAGTGCCTGGTGCTGCTCCGTTCCGGACAAAACACCGGCTTTGATAAGGAATTGGGTTACCTCCTGTTTGGTTTTAAGCCCTTCAGGTATCATAACGGTTCCGGTATTGTCAGAACCAGATGAACTGCCGCCTGCTCCGGCACCAGTTTGTTTGTGGCCGTTGTCCTGGTATTCCTTCAGTTTCTCCGAAAGCAGGGCCTCTCCGGTGGCTGGTTGCATATTGGCCCCCAGGATAGGTTTCCCTTCCGCATCTAGGTACACAATGCTTCCGTCTTCGTTTTTCTTGGCAGACTTCACCAACTCTGCCTTGGCATTCGCTATCGCAAGGTTAACGAGGCTCTCCGGCAGGCCTGGCTTAGGTTTGAACCCCACAAGGGCTTTGTTCAGGTCAATGCTTACTTCTTTCTCAAAAAGAACCTGGTCTTTTTGAGAAAGAAGTTCCTGCCACTCCTGCTCTTTTTTCTGGTAAGCCTCCACTTGGGCCTTCAGCGTTTCATCACTGGCATTCGCTTTCAACTTCTCCTGCAACTCCTTGATGGTTTTGTCAGAGGTGCCGTATTGCTCTTTGAAACTGGCGATCACGCGCTTGGCGAAATCGTAGGTCTTTTCGTTAGGCTCCTTTGTCAGCCCGGAGGATTCGGCAATGTCTTTGTCCAGGGCAGAATAAATCTCAGAGGTTTTCTCAGCCGCGATACGCGCCCGCTCACTTTCCACAAATTTATTCTGGTCTTCTGAAGTAAGAATATTGAACCCCTTGCCTTTCAGCGCTTCGATAAAGACATTCTGTACCTCCGGTTTGTCACTCAGTAGAGCGTCTGCTTCTTCTTTTGTCATTTCTTAAGTCCCTTTTAAGAATGGGTTGATTGATTTACTCTTTACCTGATTTCTTCGCCTGCTCTCGCGGGTCATGCAAAATGTCTACGCCGTCATACCCCTTGAAGGCCCCTTCTTTATCCATGTTCTCAAAGTCGCGGACTGAGAACTGCACCACGCGCTCATGGTCGGTGTAATTTTTCAAGGCAGGGTTATGCAACTTCTGCGTTAGCTTCAAGTGCATCAGATCTTTCTCCGTCTCCGGGAATTGGTAATTGCTGTCTTTGCTCCCTTTTAGCATTTTGTTCTCTGACATAATCGTACAGTTTATTTTGGATAAGCTCAATTTTCCTGTTGAACGAAACACCCTCGGAGGCTACCATGTGTACCGGCAGCTGCTCCCGCTCAAAGCGTTTCACGTAGTAATCGAAGTTCACCTTCAGAAGCATGGCCTCGTCAGACACGAGGTACGGGAAGTCCTTTTTGAAGTCCCGCAGCTCGGTGATGGTCAGGTCTGCGAATGGCTCCAGATTGGCTAGTATGCGGCTGCGCTCCAGCTGCTCCGGGTCGTTCTTGTACTGGGTACTGCCGATCATCTCACGGTTGGCAGCCAGTACGTGCATGGGCATTCCGGCCTTCTTGTTCAGCTCATAGGCCTGCAGGTGCTCTTCTACCGTCTGCAGGTAGAAGTCATCCCCGAGCGACACTGTGACCCTTACAAAGTCATCCCCGCCCCAAAGTCTTGCCATGGTGCTGAACGCCCACTCCTGGATCACCTCAAAACCCCAGGCAATGTTGGTAAGTACATCTTCCTTGTTTTCAAACTCACCCTGTACCTGCGTTTCGTTCTTTGCCTCAGAACGGGAAGAAGCCTCTCTTCCGGCGCAACGTGTAACAATGGTCTGCTCCAGCGCCTTTAACTTGTCCTGAGAGAACTTCAGGGCCTCAATGTCCACCTTCAGCATTCCCATGGGTCCGTTATCCATCTGGTCGAATGAATCCTTAGTGTCCGGAGTACTAACGCCGAAACGGGAGCCTGGCCCAATCAGTGAATTCTGTTCGCACTTAGGGCATTTCTTCTGGCATGGCTCCCCTTGCAAGTTTGTGTAGTTCACATATCCGCCCTCGCAAGGGTTGGAATGCTCGTCTTTGTAGTCGCAAGAACCCACATAGTTCCAGATCACTGGCCACATGCCGAATGAATGGTAGAACTCTATACTGGCATGCAAATCAACATACTCGTCCAGCCTCCCCAACGCCTTGGTGAACGGGGAAACCCGTTGCAAGCTGTCACGGCTGGAAAGCAACTCCCGCCAGAAAGGGTGAGCCGGGCAGTAACCCAGTGCATGCGGGGCATCTTCGCCCTCCTTGTTGTATTTGCCGTTCTCGTCTTTGGAGAAAACACGGTAACTCGCATCGTCCAAAGCGGCGAACAAATCAAGCTTCCCCGTCTCGTCTTTGCCAATCTTGAAAAGAACGTATTCGCAGGCACCGTCACCTTTCACGTCCACATCCACCACATCGGAGATGTTGACCAGGTACTGGTAGACCTGCGGCCTTGGGGTGGTCTGCTCCCTTGGGGCATCCACCACCAGAATTGAGTTAGGCGCCACCTTCAGCGCCTCAAAGCCTCTGGTCTTCCAGAAGCTGTCAACCCCGTTGGCCTCCAGCAGCTCATTGAATTGCGCCTCCAGTTCTGCAGACCTGAACTCCACCTTCCGGAAGCTGTTCTGTGCCTCGAAGACACGGGAGAGGCTGCTGGAGATAGTGTCACATACATCATTTGAAACCAGCGGCGCCGTCACCTTCTGCTCAAACGCCTTGTACTTATCAGCGGGCAGCTGCTCCCTTTTCGCAGCCAGAAACTTCTGGAAAGCAGGGTTGTTCTTCAGGCTTTCCTTTTCCAGCACCGGTTCCACGTGCATCCTCAGGCGCTGCTCATGGGCAATGCATTGGCTTATAAGCGCCTTATTCTTTGGTGCCTTTAGGCGGTCTATTACCTCTTGGTCTGATAAGGTCGCCATTCTCGAATATGAAACGCTTGTCGGTTAGTTGCCAATGGTTGTACTTCTTCTGCTCCTGGTACCGGAGGAGGTTCTCGGCGTGGTCGATGCCGAAAACCTTTTCCTCCCCCGATTCCGTGTTTTTGAGCGTCACCTCATTCTTTTTCGCCATTACAGGTCATATCTTGGGTTGAAATCGGCTTTCACCATGATCAGGTCGTTATCCCACCCTTCCTGCAGCGAGAAGCTGAACGGGGTCTTGTTGTCCTCGTTGTAGCCTTCGGAACCGGTGCTGCCCAAGCGGAAGTTCTTGATGGGAATACCGTTGTAATCAGACTTTGCGAAGATGTTGCCGTGGCGGTTGACCATGTACACGGTCAGATTCGGCTCATTCACCAGCTTCAGCAGATCCTGCCGTGTAGTAGAGGTCAGGTTGCGGAACATGCCGCCTGTCACATCCACCGGACCCTCGCCTTTATAAATGGCGATGCCGTCAATGGTGGAGTTGTCACCGCCCCCTTCAAACTGCCCTTCTGAGGAAGGGATCACCAACCCTGAGAACTCAGGCGTTTTCACCACCTTGGTGTCATCAGTAGCAGCAAGCAAAGGTGTCCAAGTGGCCAAGGCCTTAAATGCCGCCTCTGTGCCAAAAATCGGGGTGGCTGGGTTGCTTGGCTGCCCGCGCTGCACCAGGAAGGTTACAATCTGATCTAATTTCAGTTCGCAGTCAGAGAGTGTGATAGCGGTAAGCGAAGACGGGAGTGTGCAGGTTTCAGGCATTGTTTTACACAGTTAAAGTAATACTTTATATAACCTGTGTAAAGTACGTAAATACCAATGGTTTTGGCAAATAAAAAACCAATTATTTTAGCTTTGCTAATTAAGGCGGCGCAGGTAAGCCGGCCGGGCTTGCTGTTTGCCTATCTTGTTCAGCGCCACATACCTGAGCGGGTCTATCAAGTGGTTGAACACGTCCACCGGTTCATTGGTGGCCTTGCCCGTGGTTTTATCCACTTTCCACTTGTAGTTGTTGAGCTCTTTCCGGAGGTTGGTGCTGCGCTTGGTCACGTTCAGGTGGTAGCGTTTAAGGATGTCTATGCCGTTCAAGATGCTATCAGGACCTTTAACCGCACCTTCTATGCGGAAGCCCTGGTCTTTGATCTCCCGGATGGACTTGGGCTCGGCAGAATCGGCAATGATGTCATGGCGGCGGTTAAAACCCGCTTCATCCAGGCGTTTGCAGATGGCCGGATTGGTCAACCCGTAGTCGTACATGAGCTCATCCAGCCACAGCTCCCCGTTCTGCATGTACACGTCCACTACGCCGGTGGGGTCATTGGTAAAGCCGAAGTCCATGCCCGTGCCAACGTGCTTGGCATCGGCCGGGATCTCGTCACAGAGCGACCAGTTCCGCAGCACCAAACCTTCTATCTTGCCGGTGAGGCCACGAGCATACACGCGCCACAACTCCTCATCCTCATCACGTAGGGCCTCGATGGTGGCCCGCTGCATGTCAGAGAGGAAGGGGTTGTGGCGGTGATCAGAAATGAAGGTTTGGACAAACGGTTTGCCTATCAGGTGCTCATGCACCCAGAACTCGGCGTTGGGGTTGTAGTCAATGTAGGACTGGATGCGGGTACGCAGGAACAGTTCTTTCCATATCAGGTACTCCACCCCGTTGGCCTCGTTAACGAACAGGTAGTCTCGTTTACCTGACTTGGCATCCTGCGGCCCATCATAAGACTTAAACTCCATGATAGAGCCGTTGTGGTAGGTGAAGATCCGGTCTGACTTGTTGTAGGATTTGATGAGCCTCCGGAGTGTAGGCGTGTTGTCGAAGATTTCCAGCGCATCACGCAAAGCGCCCGCTTTCAGGTTGGGAATATCCTGACCAACTACGGTACAGACCTTACGTGGCCTTTCGGAAAGTTTTGTAAAGAGCACCTGCAGGATGTTGTAGGTCTTTCCGGAGCTGGTCCCTCCCTGATCAACTACCACCTGGGCGGTGGCATTGTAGTTGGCTTCGTAGAGTACGGAGGTTTCAAACATTACAGGAGTACGTCTTTCTCGCTGGAAGCAATCTTTGCATCTGAGGGGATAATCCTGACTTCAGCTTGGATGATTGGCATAGCCTTGCCTTGCTCGTTGTCTTTCTCAAAAAGACCGTGCATACGGGCAAGGTTGGTTAGTGCGGCATCTGCTGGATACATTTCAACTGTGGTGCCGAACTCAGATGGCTTAACGGATTTGATGCGCCCAGCCTGTTTGTCTAGGACTAACTTGACCAGATCTAAGTCGGCCACCTTTACCAACTGAGCAGGGCCATCCACCACGACAGTGGCGTTTGGGTTATGCTTCAATTGAATTTGGAGCTTGACGATCTCCCTTCTCCTTGCCCCCTGCTGCGCATAATGATCATCCAGCTCTTTATCTGAATAACCCAAGGCATCCGCATACTCATCGTGAATAGCTATCTCCTGCTTCAGGTCTTCAATCACTTGGGACAGATGTTTTTCCACCTTTGGCCTGCGCACCACTTCCTTAATTTCGAAGTAGTCATTCAACGAGGCTTTGGCAATGTCTGAAATGAGTTTAACTGTCTCCTTGGCTCCAAGAGCAATCTCTTCCAGTCTGGCATCAATAGCCGCCCGAATTTCAGGTTTTCTCAGGTTTTCCCACCCCATTGAATAAGCAGTCTTCTCACTATACCCCGCACGAATAGCAGCCTGGGTGGCGTTCAGGTCCACCAGGTACTCCTCACAAAATCTCTGCTGCTTATCGGTCAGTTTCACTGCTGCCATCTATTCTCCTTTCGGGTCTGTGGGTAGGGGGTTAGGCTGGTTCATATGTCTTTTCAAAAATATCAGGCTTGCAAGGGTAAAATTCACCGTTAACGCCTTTTATAATCCAGTCGCCAAAAGAAGCCATCATATCTCCTTCTAAGGTTTTAATAACTCTACCTCCCTGTCTTTCAAGTATCTTTTCATAATCGTCCCAAGCATCTTCTGCTCTACGGCATGATGTGTGTCCTATATCCTCTTTTTGGGCGATAAATCTTTCAACCTCTAAGATTGACATAGGTGTGTTTAATAGTTGAACAGCTTCAATCACTACTGGTTTTTTTCTGAATTTTGCCATATCTCTTTCTCCCCAAAGGGCTGTTAGGTTAAAATGGGTGGGTTCTTTTCTACTAACACTTCACTATTCAAAATTGAAACACACTCAAAAGCCTTCTGATATGTCAACCCATATTGGTAGTCTGTCTGCACGAAACTGTCTTTTTGGTTCGGCTCCATGTCTGCATCATCATCGATTATTACATAATCTGTTACCTCTGGGTGTAAGTCAAGCCATTCTTGAATCTCTTTGCCTCTCTGCAAAGATGAACCCGTTCTTCGTCTGTGGTTGGGTGTGATACCAATTATTTCCCCAGGCAATTCCCGTTTCTTCCAAAGTTCCTTCATTACTTCTGTGCCAGACATACGCCAAGTAGAGCTAATAACAATCTTTGCTCCTGTGGCTTCTATTACCCATTTCAGCATATCAACTGCCATAGGGTCAAACCAATGCCCAAATTCGTCACGGTATAGATGCGAGGCTTTGATTGCTTTATATTCTTTAACGCCTACGTTTTCATGTATATAAAACAGGTGTCTCATATACACTTCTGTATTCAAAACGCCATCAATATCTAGGAATACAACTTTCATACTCTCTCTTTCCCTTTACCCAACCGAGGTTGGGAGTGGTTATTTGTTAGGCTCCAATCTTGATTTAAATACCTCCCAGTCCTCCTTAGAAAACTCACATACACTAAGTATCGAATTGATTTGTCTGCTCTCTAGCCCGCGCTGAGCGTGTATAATACATTCTGCCAGAGACGGGAAAGCGCTTCTTTCTACAGCAGTTGAGCTAACGTTTTTAATCCCGTTTGGGAATGTCTCTGAATAAGCGATTAAAAAATATCTCATAAAGTTCTTTTCCTTTCCCCCCTTCACCTGTTCCCCGAATGGGCAAGCTTGCAACCCCCGCTAAGTTTAAACCATTCGGGAAGCAGGTAAGGGTGTTAATATTCGGTCGGCCTTCTGCCTTCCGGTAGTTGCGCGGGGGAGATTCGAACTCCCGACCTCAAGGTTATGAGCCTTGCGAGCTACCACTGCTCTACCGCACTGTGTTCGGGTCTTTCCCCGACTGTCAAAGCCTCAACCATCGCTTTTGAGTAGCCTTCATAAGGGAGGCTCTCCCCTCGTGGAACTGGCAAGATTCGAACTTGCGAAACAGGCCGGGCTTTTACCTTGCGGCTGTACGAGGTAGTTCCAGACAATTAGCAGCAGTACCCCGGCACGACTTACAGGCTCGCTACTCAGCTGCTTTACATTTCGCGCCCTTTTACGCCTTCCTTTTCACCAATCAGTTCCATGTAATCAAGAGAGGGCAGGATTGGTTACCTGCTCGGTTTCGTTTCTAGTTGCTTGCCCATACATCTTAGCAACCAAAATTAGTGGGGCTACTTAGCCGTAGCTGACACGGACTCTCACACGTGCTTCAACCGAAAAAGCTGTTTTTGAATACGGGTTAATCGCGGCTCCTTAGCTATTTACACTTCCTCGCGATGCGTTAATTCCGCCACCTCTCCATTTCTTAGCAAAGGCTTCTCCCTTGCTGTTAGTGGCCAAAGGCGAAGCGAATCACCTTTGACCTGGCACTGCGCCTACTTCCTTTCTACCAACGGTGGGGCAGTATTCGGCAAGCCGTTGACCTTTCCAGTGCCTTTACTAAACCCCGCCCCTTTACGCTTGCATCAGAGGCAGGCGGAGGTTGTTGTTATTGCTTTTTCATAATGGTAAGATTAGGTGAAAAATCTATCAAACAGTTACTTTAACCAAGAAACTCTAAATACGTAAATTTCACTGAATTATACAAGTATCACAAGGGTATTTTCGCATGGATTTCGCCAGCTCCCGCGCCCTGTTCCGAAGCTTCCGCCTTGCCCGGCAGAGGTGGCTCGTGCACCTGCTGCTGGAAAGGAACGGGAAGGGTGTGCAGTTTTAATCATTAGATTTTATAGTAACACCTCCTTTATAGCTCTAAATATGGCTCTTGCAACAGGAGGCGCAATTGCATTGCCATATGCCTTAATCTCAGGGTCTAGGCCACCTTTGTCCAGTTTTCTGGGTAACCCATCATGTATTCCGTAAGTCTCGGGCAAAGTCTTTTTCCGGTAAGTGCTGCATATTGCTCTGCTAGGTTCCCATTCGGGTGCTTGTGGAATCGGCCTGCCAACGATTTGGCTGAAAATGATGCTCTCTTCTCCCCGTCCGAAGCCGTGGGGGTAAGCCACAACCCACGTACGCGCACGGGGGTGTGGCGCACCAAATTCAGAGGCTGACAGATCACACCATTCCGCATCGTACCCGATTTCGGCAAGGCTGTGAAGGATTCTGTCAAGCCCTTTGCTTCTGATTGCTGTGACGTTTTCCCCAATGATGATTTGCGGCTTGTATCTTTTGATGAGTTCAAGCCAAACCCACCAAAGGCCGGTGAACTGCATGATTTCTACTGAATCAAAATACGAGACTGGGCTTTCGCATGAATCCGTGTTGCACCTTACAGCGGATCCGTCAAACGTAATGGCAAGAATAGAATAACCGTCTTCACCAATCCATTTCTTACCGCTTTTATCCCAAGCTCTAAACTTTATCTCTCTATTCATCTTCTTCTGATTTACGCACCTATTCCTAGGTGCTGTTGACATTCTAACTCTGCCTTTCGCTCTTTCCGCAGCGCCTTGTGCAGCTTGTGCACGCGGTTGGTGTAGGGGGAGCGGAACCGGCGTTCCTTAAATCCGATAGTGTAGCCCAGCAGGGTGAACTGGAACACGACCACCATGACGGGCACCCAGTGGGCGTTGAGGAGTAGCGCCTCGAACACTCGGGGCTTTTCGGTTTCGGGGTGGATTGCTGTTTGCATGGCGGGTGGGGTTAATTAAAAAGTGAGGTTTGTTTCCCGTGTTTATTCTCCTGTCCAATGGACTGGAGTAGCTTTGCCTTAACATCTTGTAGGTGAATAATTAGTTCGTCTACTTTTTTAGCAATGAACAGCGTCTGGCTCACCTTATATCCCCCAACTTCTTCTACAGGCAACCCAGGTACTCCAGTACATTCATCAATCAGAAGGGGGTAGTATGAGTGTGCCTCAACACATTCTCTTTTTAAACCCTGATGATGAAATGGCTCAGATAAACTAAGCCCTATAAATCTTCCTCCATTGCTGTAGGTGTTTTGCTTTAGCGGAACTCTATTATCAAACTCCATAAACTTGTCAATTAATCGTTGTTGATGGATGCGTTGGCGGGTTTCAGTGGCCGGGCGAGGGTGGGCTGCTTGGTGGCGGTGTACTGGGCTTTCATCTGCCGCCCGTGGTCGGTCTTGGGCTCATAGCCGGGGTAGCCCAGGGCGATCAGGGTCGCGTCCCGCTGCTCTTCCTTGGAGAGGCACACGGAGAGGGTCAGTTGCGTGGTCATGGCTGGAGCTTGTTTTTAAGGCGGGTGATATGCCCTTTGAGTGTATTGTTGGTTCTGGCTAGGGAATCACGTTGGGCTACAGCCTCTTTCCACTGGCTCCTGTACCATTCTAAATCTGCGATTAGTTTTACATAAGGCTTTGCCATGGCCTCCTGTGCATCTGCTACCCGCTGAAGGCAGCCAAGCATGATATGTTCTGTGGTTTTCTCACCGATATATACCGCGCGAGAGATTTCTTTCATGTTTCCCATTTTTCTATGCTGCTTTAGTGGTTGGTTAAAAACTGTTGTAGATGAATCTGTCCCGGAGTATGCCCGACTGCTTGGCCTGGGTTTCCGGTTTGCGCTTTTTCTGCTTCCTGGGGTTGCCGCTGAGTTTGCGCTTGTCGTTCTGTATCGTCTTCCTGGACACCTGGAACCGCTTTGCCAAGGCCAAGGTGCCTATCTGCGGGTTGGCCGCTATGAAGGCCAGCCGCTCCTGCTGCGTCGCTATCTCCATCATTTTCTTCCTGTGTTATCGGCTCCTGCTCCTGCAGGTAATGGTGGCACTGCCCGTGGGCGTAGCCGTATTCTAAGGGGAAGCCGGTCATGATGCTTGGCTTATGGGTTCTTCCAGGAAGTCAAAGAGTGTTGGGATAGTGGCTTTGTATTCAGCCTCTCTGCAATATTCTACACCGTCTCTCCAATACCCTTCGTTAAGTTCAGTGGCCATGCCTTTGCGGCCCAGCTTAATGCATCGGTAGGGAACTGTCATCACTCCGCCGAAAGGGTCATACACCAAGTCCCCAGGGTTAGAGTACCTCTCTATTGCCCTGTCCACAATGTCAAACTGTAAGGGGCACACATGCTTTTCCTGCTTCTTCTGGCTTTGTCTGGTGTTAAGCGTATTCATGCGGTTAATGTCATCCCAAACCACATCCGACTTTGACTTAGGAGGTATGGCCATGAAGGTGCTTGGCAGCTTACCCATGCTATCCAAAGTTTCACAGATGGCCACATGGTCTTCAAACTTGTAAGCAGTGGATTTGCTGTAGGATTCCCACCACTTATAGATTTTACCAAGGTCCATCTTCCGAAGCTCCTCAGGTGAAAGGAGCCGGTTGCCGGCGCTGTTCCAATGGGCGTGCGCATCTAACTGCCACCGCCCACGTGAATACTGTTCCTTTGACTTTACCACCTTGTCATCTGCATAGGCGTTGGAAGTATCGGTCGGGGCCTTCCTGAATACAAGCAGGTACTCCGGGGAACCTGCGCCCATCTTGGAACCATCCTTGCTGTTCTCTGTCCAACCTAACCGGTAAGTCTGGTTATTCTCCCGTACCACGTCCGTGGTGATAATGTGTTTGCCCAATAACCACCATCCGTGTTTTAGGAAATGTGCCACAGTCTGCCCGGAGAAATCTATCAGGGAGGTAAATCCCACCCCGTTCTGGTAACTGAACTGGATACGGTCCTTAACGTGGATGCAGGCGATGCGACCTGGTTCCGTGATTCTAAGCAGCTCCGGCGTCAGGAAATCCATCTGCTTAAAAAAACCCTCGTTGCCATTGTTGTGGCCGAAATCCCGGTAGCTCTCGCAGTACTCGTACTGGTCAGAGAAGGGGATGCTGGTGAGGATCATCTTCACGCTGTTGTCTGGCATGGTCTTTACCTCCTCTACCGCGTCGTTGTGGATGCAGGTAAAGTTCTGGCCCTTGGCTTCCTTGCGTTCAATCTTCATGCTTCTTTTTAGTTCAGTGATGGCGTCTGCCTGTGAGAGACCGTATTGTTTCATTAGCCTGGTCATTTCTGCTATCATTTCCTTATGGCGGCTCCATTTGGCCTCCAAGATTTTCAGCACCTCCGTCTCGGCATCGGTATAGACCAGATGGATGTTCACCTCCTTGGTCTGCCGGAACCTCAGCACCCGGTGGATAGCCTGTAGGAAGTCTTTGAACTTGTAGCCTATGCCCACGAACACCGCGCTGTGGCAATGGTACTGGAAGTTCACCCCTGCCCCGGCGATGGTGGGCTTGGTGGCCAGGTGTTGGATATGGCCATGCTTGAACTCGTTTAGAATCTGCTCCTTTACCTCGTTCTTCTGCGAGCCGAAAACAGACTTCACCTCCGGCAATATCTTCTCTATGTGCTTGCGTTCGTCTTCCAGGTCATGCCACAGGATCCAATGCTTTTCCGGTTCGGCCTGCACTATCTCCACCGCCTTCTCCACCCGCAGGCTCAGGCTGTCGCGCTTCTCGCGGGCGCTTTCCGTTAGGCCCCGGCTGGCGTCGGCGAACATCTTGATGTTGTTGTCGCGGTCCATGATTACCCCCCGGTCCCCTAGCTTCACCTCATGGTAATGGATGTTGAGCTTTGGCAGGTCGTAGCCTTCGTCAGAGTAGCCCAGGTCTGAGGGATGCTCCACGAAGATGGCCCAGCTGCGCACCCATATCCAGAACTCCTTTTCCTTGTGCGGGTAGAGGGTTAGGTTTCCGGCCTTCGTGCTGTCCCGCTGGAAGAAGCGGGTAAGGGCCTGGCCCCGATCACAGATGCCCAGGAACTGCGCGTAATTCAAGATCTCGGTGTATTCGTTGGGCGCCGGGGTGGCGGTGGCGATGAAGCGCAGCGGGATCTTGGACATCTCATGGATAATGTAATCCGAGGTCTTGGTGTCCAGGTTCCTGATGGCGTCGCCTTCGTCAAAGGACACGCCGCCAAAGAAGTCAGGGTCAAAGTTCCCGTCTCTGATGCGCTCGTAGTTGCTCAAGTAAATAGCGGGGCCCGCGTTGGTGGCTACCTCTTCCATGCCGGTCACGTAGTGCACCTGTACCCCTATTAGGTCGCGGGCATCATCTTTGAACTCCCCCAGAACCCCTAATGGCAGGCCTATAAGGAAGGATTTACCGGTGTAGGCGACGCACTGGCGGGCGATCTCCAACTGCATGGCGGACTTACCCAGGCCGAAGGAGCAGAAGATGGCGCGTCTGCCGCCTTTCAGGCTCCACTGTACAATGTCTCTTTGGTGTGGAAAAAGGGACGGGTTAATGTCTTTGGCGTCAAAGCCCACATTCTCAACGGTGAGTATTTTACTCTCTAGGAATTGAGTATAGTTCATATCTGTAGTTGGTTCTATCTTGCTCATGCCTGTTCTGATTTTCTGGCGTTGATCTCCTGCTGGACAAGCTCCAAGCCCTTGGCCAGGTCCGGCCGCTTGTTCTGGTAGTATTCCAGCAGCACCTCCAACTCCTTGTCTGAATAGCGTGGCAGGGACTGTTTCAGCTTCACCTCCATCTCATGGGAGTAGTCGCTGGCAATGGTTCTTATGTGCTGCATGGCTTAGAATGGGAATTTGGGTTCTATAAAGTCTCGTCCCGGTGTCCCCGGAATCTTGCTCACGTGATGCGTCATCTCAATCTCCGGCTGCACCCCCGGTCTTACTAAAGGGCTTGCCCCGTTGTAGAGGTAGCGGTTACTCCTTCGCTCAAACATAAACTCCACCATACCCGGAATCCCTACCAGTTTCTGTTTCTTGATTTTAAGGGAATGGAATTGAGTTCTAGTGCTCGTCTTGTCCATCAGGAAGTCAGGCCTATGAAGGCACAGTATGTTGTCGCACATGTTGTCCCACATTGCCCCGCCGCTCAGGTTGTATTGAGTCGGGTGCGGGAAGTCGTCGCCGTTTTTCAGGTTACCCGGCGCCCTAGGGTGTGCCGTTATGATGCTGCAAAGGTTCTTTTCCCTTGCCACCTTCTGCTCAAGCGGCAACTGCGAGGCCAGGTACAAGTCATCCCGCCCGGTGTAACTGTGGACCATCTTGTTCCAAGGGTCTTTCAGAGTTCCCGAAAACGTTTCCCCGGAAGTCAGGTACTCCACGTATTCCCTTATCACTTCGGGCGTGTGGGCCTCCTGCGGGTAGACGTACACAAAGTGGGCGTCTATGAACTCCTTGCCCCGCTGGTATTGGTTATGGCTCATCCGGTTTCCGTAATAAGGGTCAACAGACATGCCGATGTAAGTGTGTATCAGGGTGTCGAATAGTTCCGGGGCGGGGTAGTTCTCGGGGCTGAATATCACCCAACGCCAACCCTCGTACACAGCCTTCAGAAGCATCAGGAAAAGCGTGAACTCCGTTTTCCCGTGCTGCGGGTAACCCGTTACGCAGGTCAGCTCCCCTGACTTCCATGTGAAGTGCGCATCCAAATCGGGAATATGGGTGGTAATACCCCTTGGCTTCCCATTGTGGAAGGTGTGGTCCATCTCCTTGCTCACGTCTGAAACCCTGTAAATCCCTTTCTTGAAGTCAAGCCTCGGTGATTCTTTCGGTAGTTGCCGCTGCTCAAGGACTTCTTCTTCCTGCAGGAATTCTGCTCCGAAACTCATGCTGCCACCCTTTCCATAAGCACCTGAAGAAGCGTATCTTCCCCGGCCATCTTGATGGCATAGGCTTGCTTCAGGTCATTTACATCTTCCAGGCAGGCTGCAAGCTTCCTTCTGAGGGCCTGGTTTTCCAGTGTCATGGCCTCCAGCAACGCCTCAACAGACACATTGTAGCCAGCCACCGCCTTTATCATTTCTTCCTCCGCCTTAGCCCTGTTGAAAGAGGCATCGGAAACTTCTTCTTTGGCGTAGATAGCCTTTGCAATGGCGGCTCTCTGCTGCAGTAGTTTCTTCAGTGGCTGCTCGCTCATTTTCAAGCCTTCCTTGGCCAATTCCACACTCATGCTGTTTTGGGCTTTGTCTGTAATGGGGTTCATGCTGCAACTTCTTTTGGGGTTCCGAACATCATATCCACGTCGCGTCGCGACAACTTCACGGGTTCAGTTTGTTGTTTAGGTGGTTTAGGGTCAATCCTGCCCATTTCCTCTGCGTCTTTCGGGTAGCAAATCTTACCCCACCCGCCTTTGATGCTGTATTTGATGATTTTAAGGGCAAGGTCTTCATTGACTGAAGCATATTTGCTTATTTCATCCAGCACCACCCGCTCCTGCTGCCTGGTGTAAGGTTTAGCGTCTTTCTCTGATAGGTGCAGCAGCCACACCTTCCATGCTTTTTTGAATTTTTCTGACGGGTAGGGAAGCTTGACTTCATTCCCGCTTGGCGAATACACCACCGGCTGCGGTTCAGGTTTGGCTTGAATGCTATCAGACAAAGGAGTAGTAGCAGTAGTAGTTTCTAAGTTTTCTAGTTTGTTTGTATGGTCCCACGTTGTGTCCTGATTTTGGGACACTGGAGGCGGTGTAGTGTCCTTTGTAGTGTCCCACGTTGTGTCCTGATTTTGGGACACTGGAGGCGGTGTAGTGTCCTTTGTAGTGTCCCACGTAGTGTCCTTAATTTGGTACAGTGGAATCACCTTGAACTTACACTTGCTGCGCTTGTTGCTACCTTCCTCAAATTGAACTAAACCAAGCTTCATAGCGACTTCCCGAGCCTTGTAGTAGGTGGATTTCGAGACCTTAGCTTTCTCGATGATATCATCCCTGTAGACCTCGAAATCCCACCCGTACTTGTTGGCGAAAAACAGGCAAGCGAAGTAGTAAGACTGCACCAATGCGTCCAATCCTTCAAAGTCCCTTTCTTTTTCCCAAAAGGCGTTTATCTGCTTGATGTAGTTCACGTGTCTCTCTCCTATGCTGCTTGTTTGAATCGGTTGTTGTAGGCGGGGCTGTTACGCCGCCGCCTCTTGCTCTGCCAGTTCGCGGTCTGCCTCCTCATGGGTCATGCCATCGGGGGTGTTGTCAATCTCCGCCTCAGGCGCATCGTCAAAGAAGGCTGAGGCTTTGCTTTTGACGGCTTCCTGTTTCTGGGCACTGAAGTCGGCGCCGTTGTTCTGCTCATCCAGGGCCATGGTGTGCACCACCTGCTCCGGGATGTTGTGCTTGGGCAGGAACTTGAACAGGCGGCGGATAGGGGCTTTGCGCATCATCTCACCTTCCCATTCCTTGTAGGGCGTGTGCCCGCCTTTCTTCACGGCCTCAGAGGTCCTTTTCACCTTGTCCAGCTCATCGCGGTTCATCACCTCGAATTGTATTTCCCCGTTAGGCAGGTAGGCCACTGCATAGGCGGCAATAATCTCCCCGCGGTTTTTCAGGGCGGGCTTGTGGTGGATAAAAGGCTTGGTGCCTTTCTCGTAATCGAACACATCGTTCTCATACACCACCTCTGCCTCCACTTTCCTGGCCGCGCCGGAGGTTACCAGCACATTGATCAGGCCCATGTAGGAAGGGTCAAGGATCAGCTTTTTGTTTCTGGGAACCAGATAGGCCAGTTTTAGCACCGGGTTTAGGGTTAGGCCGGTGAGTGCCACGTTGATGATGCAGTTGCGGATACTCTGCGGCTCCATGGTAGCCAGAAAGGAGTTGGCCTGAATCATTTGCATGGCAAATCCCGCCTCCCTTTCAAAATCAAGTTTGTTATTCGGGACGCTTTTAAAGCTTTTTTGCGCGGCTACTACCTGCGTTCTAGCCAGTTCTAATTGATTGCTCATAATAGTAATTATCTAAGCTGAAAGTTTTGATTCACGGTATGCCCAAGTAGGCAGGTCCAGTTCAATGAGGCCTCGCATTTCTGGCTGGGCGTACATCTCATACCCCGGCCATTCGCCAGTTGCAAGGCACTTCTTATAGGTTTCAAGGGCCAGGCTGTACTCGTAGCGCCCCTGCTCAATCATGCTGTCTGAGGCGGCATAAGCCTGCGCGGCATAGGGATAGGTTTTCTCCTGACAGATGAAGACGAACTTGCGGGACACGCCATAAATGCTTTCCAGCACATCGGTGTATAAGGCGGCCTGGATGTGGTAGCCGAAGTTGTGGCATTGCCGGGCGAAGCCTTCCGGCGACGCGTCCTCGCATGTCTTAAGGTCCACAATCACCTTTGGCTTCAGGTAGTCAGGCCGCACGCGAACCCTGGCGCCGTAGAAGTCCTCATGGTAATGTGATAGCTCATAGTCACCGTCAATCAGAAAACCCGCGATGGTGGGGTTTGCAAAGAGCACGTCTTTCATGGCTACCAACCGCAGAATGTCTTCATTGGAGATTAGCGTTTTGCCTGTGTTCTTCGCTTCCTGGGAGGCTTTCCATTCCTTGTTTTTGGTGTTTCGGAAGTCCTGCAGCGGCTCGGGTTTCTTGCTAAGGTCCAGGCTCCAGTATTGATCCAGGAAGTCAAGCGGCTCCAGCACGTAGGTGTGGTAAGCGGTTCCGAACAACATGGCGGGCGTTGGTTCTTTCTCCTCCGCGTTCGCCAGGTGGAAAGGGGATTTCTGAATGATGGTCTTCAGGCCGGAGGCGTTGATGTAGTCACGCTTGGCGTGGTACTCGGCATTGGTGTCTCTCTGCACCAGTGCGCGCTCTTCAATAACTCTGTCTATGATTTGCATGGTTAGATATTGCTAAAGGTGATGGGTATTACTGTTTTCATCTTGGCCAGGAAGCCGGGCAGGTCTTTCAGCTTGCCGGTGAAGGCCATGGGGTTGCGGAGTATTTGGCGCGTTCTCATGGCTAGGCGGGCTCAGTTGCTTCAATTTTACAAAACGCCTCATGGAACTGTTTGATAAGGGAGAAATACACAAGGTATTCCTGCACAACCTCTTCGGAATATCCCTCCAGGAGGGCGATAGAAGTGTAGTTTTTCTCCCACTCATCAATAGTGTGCGTATGACAGCCGCATGAGATTTTGCCGTTGCCAACATAAGTGACAGCATGTTTGGAGCCGTTTATGTAGAAGCCTGTGATAAGCTTAGTTTCAGCGTCAACTTTACTTCTTACCCCGATGCTGGCACGGTTCCCGATGCTGGCACCGTTCCCGATGCTGGCACCGTACCCGATGCTGGCATCGTCCCCGATGCTGGCACGGTTCCCGATGCTGGCACCGTTCCCGATGCTGGCACCGTACCCGATGCTGGCACCGTACCCGATGCTGGCACGGTCCCCGATGCTGGCACCGTTCCCGATGCTGGCACCGTACCCGATGCTGGCATCGTCCCCGATGCTGGCACCGTACCCGATGCTGGCATCGTCCCCGATGCTGGCACCGTACCCGATGCTTATATTCCGCTTGGCTAATTCCTCTGCCAATTCGGTGATGCTATTCTCAAACTGGAACTGCTGCCAGCTGTAATTCTCGTCACGTAAAAAGATGGTTCTCATGGCTATGCTGCTTGCGCTTTAAAGTGTGGGATTCTGCTTGCTCTTTTCATCACTGCTTCCAGCTCCAGGAAAGCATTGTCAATAGCCTCCTGCTGGGTCTTGAAAGGCACATGGCCGACGGATCTAAGCCCCTTAATCGCCCAGAAGGAGAGTTTGACCCAATGCCACTCCTGCCCGTCTGCCACCACGGTGGTTTGTGTTTCCGCATTGCAGTACTTAAAGCCGGGCAGGCGGTGAGTTAAGTCGTGCAGACGCTTCGCAAGCTCTTGGCTGGTGTAATTCTGATCCATGGTCAGGCGACGTTAAATGATGGTTTGCGTTTTTTGATGGGCAGTGTGGGGTTAGTGGCCAGTATGATGCAGTAGGCATAGCCGTATCTGCGGGCCGCGTCGGCTACCTCAGAGTTGGCGCCGTGGGCCTCCTCCTTGGCCATCTTCTTGATAGGGTCCAGCGACTCCTTCAGCAGGAAGTCCTCCAGCTCCTCGGCACACGAGATAGACGGCCGGGTGGCGGAATTGTGGAGCCTCTTTAGCTCCTTGTTAAGCTGGGCGGTGTAGTGGTCGATGCGCTGCTCTGCATCAAACGAAACCCGCGTAGGCTGCATGGTAGTCTCCGGCTCCTGCTCGTAACTGGTGGAGAATTCAAAATGGGAGGTGGGGTTGGTAAACATATTCTCGGAAGGTTAGGGGGTTATAAATGGGTTAATGTTTTGCTGTCTTGGCCTCGAAGGCGGTGATCTTGTCCTTTGCGCCCGGCTGGCTGTTCCGCTCGCACCAGGCAATCAGGTCGGTGAGCCTCACCTTGTCCATCACCGCGCTCTCTCCGGGGATAATGGGCAGGTACTTGGGGTGCTTCGGCGGGAGCTTGCCGTAACCGCGGACCGTTTCCACTGTCTGGATGTCCAGGAGACGGGCCGCTTTGCTCACCTTCACGCAGGCTGCGGCGCGAACTGCATCGGTTATGAGCTGCTCCACAAGCTTGGAGGTGGCAGCCGCCAGCCCCTGCTTTACAAAAGTGTCCAGCTCCTTCTCTGTGAAGGCGGGAATCTCGGCATTGAGGGTCCATGTGGGGCCGGGCTTCTGGATTATCTGCGCGTTCATAACTTTTTTGCTGTGAGGTGAAACCTTGTGATCTGCTCTGCGTTATCTGGGTATCTGTCGGGTTTCTCCGCCGCTACTCCCTACTGTTTTCTTTAAGCGGCCGCTCTTCTCTGGGCCTGTTTCAACGCCTGCTTGGCTTTGTCCCGCTTCTCCAGAAATTTGATTCTCTCAGCGTATGCCTTCTTATCAGTCAAGACCGCGAGGTCTTCGATGGACGGCCAGATATAGGAGCTTCTCTGCTCCTGTGTTACCACCCTGCTCACGTAAGACGGGTCTACCCCGTGCTTCTCAGAGATGGTGGCCGTGAACCCCTCAGGCATCAAATCCCGAATCGGTCTGCTGGTTGTTGTCTTCTCCATTTCTTTCTGCTATTTTGCTATTTGTTGATGTTGATGATGTAAAGGTATTAACCTATAGTTAAAAAACAAACTATTGGTTACAAAAAAATTAAGGAAATTTTAACTGATGGCTAAACTTCGGTCAGAAAACCCAATAAACCAGCGCGTTATAAATTACATTGAGGAAAAAAATATTTCTCAAACAGCTCTAGCTGATCTTTTAGGAATGTCTGTACCTGGAGTAGGGAAACTTTTAAGAGGCAAAAACAATCCAGATGTTAACCATTTGTTAAAAATATCTGAATCCTATGGTATGAGCTTGGATTACTTGATTAGAGGTGTGGATAATTTAGACTGGCTTATTAAAGGTGAAGAACCAATGGAAAGGTCAAGCGATTATGTTAATGCTGAAGTGCATGAAGAATTTGTGAGTAACGGATCAAAGAGGCTTGATGAACAAGACATTCCTCTTTATGATATTACCGCCGCCGCAGGACTGAACGCCCTGTACAATAGCACCAATAACATCTTAGGCTACATCCACATTCCCAACATGCCACGATGCCAGGGCGCCATATATGTTAAAGGAGATAGCATGTACCCTTTAATAAAACAGGGCGACATGGTGGCGTTCCAGCCTCTAATGGATATTCCAGATGAAATTGACTTCGGGGAAATCTATGTGGTAGACATGAGCACCCCTTACCGGGAGCGGGTGGTGGTGAAATATGTAAAGAAGTCTGAGAAAGGCGAAGAATATATCAACCTGGTAAGCTATAATGAAAAGCACCACCCAGACACCCACGTTCATTTGTCAAAGGTTCGGGCAATGGCAGCAGTAAAAGCTATTGTAAGGCTAGTTTAG